ACAACATTCACCCACGCATCCGTATTAACTTTATTAAATTCTTTATTAAATTGTTGTAGGTATATATCCTTACATATATCAATACCATACTGACAAACCTCATCTAATTTATTTTCTACGGTAAAAGTTCCGTTGAAATCTATATTGTTATTCCATTCTTTTTTATAACCAAACCCATCTGTATGAACTATTTCTTTTAGGGATTCTATTAAAGTATTAGCTTCGATTAAAATCATATCTCTATGTGATGATAGATTTAATTTACCTTTCCATATAAATGTATTATCATCAAAATAAATCTTTTCCATACTATATTAATTCTTTTATTGAAACTTTTTTATTTTTCTTAAAAATCATCTGATAGTTGTAAACAAAAAAAGTTAATTCAGTTTCCTCTACTTCTTTTAAATCAAATATTTTTAATAATTCAGCATTCGTTTTTGGTATAATATTATTATTATCGTCTAATATTAATTTTAATTTTTCTGGTATTGGCATTTCATATGATGCTTTCCAAAACGGAGTATCAAATCTTTCAGCTAAATAGTGATATCTAACGAACATCATGTTTTGCTCATTGATACTAGAGCAGGTATCATTAAATCTATCTCTAAGTGATACATCAAACTTAGCACTTATCAATCTCTTTAGTTGCATTATAGTTGACATCAATGAGGTAGCTTCCAACGGTTCTATGAATCCATATGATAGCCCAATTGCAACACTATTACCTATCCAACTTCTTTTATGTGTACCTGGCTTAAAATCAAATACTTTTTGTATAGTAATTTCTTTACCTATGTAATCTTCCACTTCTTTCTTAGCTTCTTCAACCGTAATAAATTCTGAATTAAATGTATATCCACATCCCCATCTATGTTGCAATGGTATCTGCCACATCCAACCTGAATCCATTGAAATCATATTAGTGTGGGTTACATCTCCTATTGCATATTGATTTTCTTGTGGTAAAAAATATGCCATAGCTCTATTCAATAAAAGATATTTAGAATAATCAATCCATTCATCATTGTGAACCTTACCTATAATAACTCTAGCAAAACCACTGCAATCAAATACAAAATCTATATCCTTAATATCAATTCCTTCCTTAAGTGAAATGGAATTGATATCCTCACCTGTTTTATCTACCACATCGACCTCACCTTCAATCCACTTAACACCTCTTGATAATGATACTTCTTTTAAGTATTCCGCTACCATTCTTGCATCAAAATGATATGCGTAATTTTGTTTAAACGCATTTGGTTTCGGTCCTGTAAAAAGATGCGATGAACTTTTCCCATCACCTGTCCAATTTGATAGTGTTAACCCTAATTTACTTGTGCAACCTGTTCTTTTAAAAAAATCATTTTGGTTTATTTCCAATAAAGATAAAAACGCACCAAAGTTAGGAGTAGCCCCTTCTCCTGCTCCTAATATTCCTATCTTAGAACTTTCTATTAAAGTAACAGATGCATCTTTCCAAAATTTATTAACAGATAGGGCGGTTAGCCACCCCGCAGTTCCGCCTCCAATAACAATTACATTTTTCATATTAAACTAACTTTTTTAATTGATGATGGCCAAACATTCAACGAATATCTTAGACCAGATTCTATAGTATCAACCGAATGTGTTATATTAGAATCAAACATAAACACACTTCCCATTTCCTTTGGTACTGAATACTCTACTTTATTTATATTGTATTTAACCAACCCTCCTTCATAATTATCATTTAACTGAATAATAAGTGTTGTGGTTGCTCCGTTTATTATCTCATGCTTATCTTCATGCCAATCTAAAAAATCTCCATCGGAATAACGATTAAATGAATACTTTTGAATAGAAGTATATGTTACACCATTGAATGGGTTTAACTCATTTGAAATTGATAAAATTTTATCCGATATATTCTTTATTCGAGAATCGGATAATACATCTCCTATAAAATAACCACCCATTCTTTTATTACCATTGTATTCAATATCCTCTTCCATTACCACACCATTTAGAATTTTGGATGATTTCATTTGTTGCAATCCATTATCCTCGCCATATGAAATAATAAAATCACATTCTTCTTTACTTAAAAAGTTTTGAATAAATTTGTAAAACATTATTTATTTTTTAATCCGTATTTAATCCACTTATACCAAACTCTTTCATGTAGATAATACTGAATGGGTTTATAAATCAATTCTGCTACTCCAAATGCCGCTCCAACTTTAATTGAACCACTTACCCACCACATTATACCAAACCCAATTAAGGTAGATATAATACGGTATGAAATAGTTTTAGCTATATGTCGTTTACGTTGTACTATCATATTAAACCTTTTATGTTTTTATTTTTTAAAAATTCAGTACCATTAAAGGTAGTATATTTTAATTCGTAGTTATATCTAAATGATGTGTTTTTACTATATGGTAAGGATTCAATTTCACCTTCAGTTAACTCATGTCTATATGAGTTAAATCGTGTATCTAATGTGCGTAAAGCAAAAAATGAAACTATAGTACCATTCTTACAATTAGGTTTTATGCAATCTAAAAATTTAGGAATATTTTTATCATGATGAGTATCGTGTAAAACACCATCAAATTGTTTGTTTAGCATAGGTATGATATTAATCCAATCACCTAATATCACTTCAGTATTTGGTTTACCTTTAGCCCATACAAGCGCATGCTTATATATTTCAGGGTGAACCTCTATAATCGTATGAGATTTTACGGCAGGATTTGATTGAATAGCATCTGCCGATATATGCATACCAAATCCGATTTCTAAAATATCACCACCATTCATAGTGGCAATTTCAGCTAATTTATCCATCAAAGATTTTTCACCTCTGTGCATAACATAGTCACCTTTTAATCCATCTATTCTGATTTCATCTGATGATAATATTAATTTTTCTGTTCCGTTCATTACCCTTTGGTTTCATCATAGGTAATAGTTCCATCTGATGTCATATGACCTGTTCTGATAGCAGTTCCACTAATTGTTGCAATATCCGTTGGTGGCTCGTGATAGATTACATCGTAACCAACACCTCTACCATAATTTACCGATTCAATATCAGGAATAATAGATAACAAAATTTTATCAATCTTATCTAAAAAGAATTTTTCATTTGATAACTCCTTTAGAATTTGTTGTGCAGTTTTAGGATTGTTTTCATCCTGCTGAACATCTCTGATTGCTACCCAAACATTTTTACCTTTATTTAATTGTTGGTTTATTAACCATTCATGCCCTTTGTGCCAATTTTGCCACCTCCCGATGTACATTGCATATTTTTTCATAAATCTAATTTTTCTAATAATTTTCTATAGGATTGAAATTCGTTATCAATTGTTGTATCACAATCTATAAAGTTTTCAATCGGCGGTTGATATCCTTCTACAAAGAAATTCTCTCTTCCTCTCTCTTCGGTTGTATGAACATATATTTCTTTAATACTATCATTACCCATCAATTCCTTAAAAGAATCTCTTTGGTCTTTGTATGGAGAAACTAATGATACTAATGCAAGACCTCCTTTATTATGTATGAAGTGGGAAAGATGTTGAGCCAATTCCACATTCTTTCTACGACCTGTTTCCGAATAATCTTTATTGTTGAATATTTCTCGTATATCATCGCCATCCACTATCATAGGATGCAAAGAATGAAGATGAGTATATAACATTTTTACTAAGGTTGTCTTACCTGCACCCGGTTGTCCTGTTAGCCAATATATCATGAGTATATGTATTTTACTATTACATCACTTTGAGCACATTGTAGATTAGTATATTCCTGAACATTATTCATATACTCTTTCAGATATGTTCTCTGTACATCATTGTACCATTCCATATCATTATTTAATATAGTTTCTAAATGATTCATAAATTCGTCTCCAACTCCAAAAAAATATATAGGGGAATTAAATGTAAATCCTTTTTTTTCTAATTGTTCTTTAACTTCCTTTTTTCCATAGTACACAAATGGATTTCCTGATTTAAGAGCTTTGTGTATTTTTTCGGAAATATATGTACCATCCGAAGGTATGTCTAATAAATGGTGAGTTTCCGTTATTATTTCAAAAAAAGATTCGAAATATATTCTATAATTCATTGGAACGGTACCAATGTGATTGATATCTAATATTTTCTTTTTCTGCTTTTCTACTTCTGTAATTTTAGATAATCCTGGATACGTGTCATAATACATAGGATATTTAATACCATGCTCTTCACATTCCTTTAAAAACCATTCCTCTGATTTTACTCCGTATTGTTTATCGGTGAAATCTATTAAATTAAAAGATATATTACCTTCAGATTGTCTATTGTTTTTATGAATTAATTTAAGTATATCAAATCTAATCGAAGAGAAATGATTATTGAGAAACATAAATTTTTTCTTTATTGTTCCTAAATCAGCATTTTTAATTATATCTAAAGCACGTGTAAAGTCTCCATCACAATTTTCAGTAACCCATTGGTTATTGTTATATAAAATAAAATTCCTTTCTCCTAAATAATTTATATTATTTGTTAGGTAAAGTATAGGTTTATTATGTAGAATTTTTTTGTAAAAATTTATGATATCATTTGTAAGTCTGCTTTCTTCTATGCCAAAATTTATTATAAACCTCACATCAGAATTAAAATCGTATAGTGATTCTATTTTAGAAATTAATTTATTTATAGATAATGGATTTTTATAATCGAATGTATCCATAGATTTACCAACTTCTATTAACTTTACGTTTTTGTTAAATGGAGTTGTTGAAGTAAACCCGATTGGTAAATAGAATACTAATCCACCATCTCTTATTTCGGTATCCGCATTATTATGTATGTATAAAGCTTTAACCATTATATTATTTTTTTTTCTATCATATTTAAAATAGATTCTCCGAAGTATTCATGCCCTTCTAAACTATAGTGTAAGTTTTCAATACCTACATCTTTTAATGTGTATGTATTTTGTTCTACAATCTTAGTATCCTCTATGGGTAATACATTACTCATTATTTTATCATATCCAAACTCCATTCCATTTGCCATTCGATGTGCAATAGAATAGGAATCAAACCCATTCATTTGCATCAATTGATTATACGCCATCAGATTATTTAAATTTTCGTACTGAACTAAATAATCAGTCATTACAAAATTAGTAAAGTATGAAAAGAATGTATGGAATTTTTCCGAATCAACTGGTATATCATTGTGTTTAAGCCAATCCTCTA